GAATCTTGTGGGACAACTAAAGTCTCTCGATCATATAGAACAAGAAGTGAAAGACTTCTTGCAAAAAAGGAAAATGCATGACAGCAAATAAAGGAAAATCAATACCTAATCAGGTATTAAACTTTGATAAAATAAAATCCGAAGAAACTAAACCAATAGACCCTAAAAATTTACCAGCAAACTTAATGGATCGTCTTCCTAAACCAACAGGATGGCGTATTTTAGTTTTGCCTTATCAAGGAACAGGAAAAACAAAAGGTGGTATTCTATTGGCTGATGAAACAGTCGAAATGCATCAAGTAGCAACTGTATGTGGATATGTTCTGCGTATAGGACCTGATGCTTATAAAGATGAAAAAAGATTTTCAGAAGGACCATGGTGTAAAGAAAAAGATTGGGTAATATTTGGAAGATATGCCGGATCTCGTCTTAAAATAGAAGGAGGAGAAATTCGTCTTCTTAATGATGATGAAGTTTTAGCAACAATCAGTAATCCTGAAGATATACTGCATTTATTTTAACATGGAGGAACCATGCCCGAAGAGCAAATAAAAGATATACAACAATCAGAACCTGTTGTTGACGTTCCAACGGAGGGTGATCCTGTTGATATTGAACTGAAGGAAGATAAAGCTCCTAAAGAACAACCAACAGAAACAAAACCTGAAGTTGAAGTTACAACTACTGAAAAAGAAGAGCTCGACGATTATAGTGAAAAAGTAAAAGGTCGAATTAATAAATTGACTGGAAAACTTCGTGAAACAGAACGTCGAGAACAAGCATCTTTTGACTATGCAAAACGTGTAGCAGAAGAAAATAAAAAATTAAAAGGACGTTTAAATTCTCTCGATGCAAGTTACATCGATGAATATAAAGCTAGAACAGAAGCTGAAACAGTAAGAGCAAAAACAGATTTGCAAAAAGCTATTGAAGCAGGTGATGTAGAAGCTCAAGTTACTGCCCAAGAGGCATTATCGAAATTAGCTATTGACAATCAGCGAGTTTTAGCTACAACTAAAGCTAAGGAACAACAAAACGTTCAAGGAGGGACCGAAGAGGTTAAACAACCTGCTTTTACTCCTCCAAAAAAACCTGATCCTAAGGCGGAAGCCTGGGCAGAAAAGAACTCTTGGTTTGGGACTGATGAAGCAATGACATATGCTAGTTTTGGCATTCATCGCAAATTAGTTGAACAAGAAGGATTTGACGCCAACTCAGATGAGTACTATACTGAGATTGATAAAAGGATTAGACAAGAGTTTCCCCACAAATTTAGTGATGGGGGTCAAGTTAACGGAGCTACTAAACCCGTCCAATCTGTAGCCTCTGCCGGTCGATCTACGACCACAAAAACATCCGGACGCAAAACAGTTAGACTAACTCCAAGCCAGGTCCATATCGCCAAGAGACTCGGCGTACCATTGGAGGAATATGCTAAATACGTGAAGGAGTAAGCAATGGAAAAAATTAAATCTAAAAAGACCTCACGCTCTGAAGACTCTCGTGAAAAACAACAGAGGACTCAACCTTGGCGCCCGCCATCAAGTTTAGATGCGCCTGAAGCTCCCGACGGTTTTCAACACCGATGGATAAGAGCAGAAACTTTAGGTTTCGACGACAAAAAGAATATGGCTGGAAGACTTCGTGAAGGATTCGAGCTTGTTCGTGCCGATGAATACCCAGATTTTCCTGCTCCAACGATTGAAAACGGGAAACATGCAGGTGTGATTGGAGTTGGTGGATTAGTGCTCGCTCGTATACCGAATGAAATTGTGAAACAACGCGAGGATTACTTCAAACAGCAAACTGAAGCTCAAGAAGAATCTGTTGATAATAATTTATTCAAAGAGCAGCATCGAAGTATGCCGATTTCTGTCGATAGACAAAGTCGTGTTACTTTTGGTGGTGGTAGAGGTTCTGATAAATAGGTTATCTTTACTCCTATCACTTAACAACTAACTGATTTAGGAGGACTAAACCATGGCAAATAAAGATGCGCCATTTGGTTTTCGCCCAACAAAAATGCTAGGTGGAGCTCCATTTAATGGAAGCCAAACTGAATATGGAATCGAAAGTGGATATAACACAGCTATATTTACTGGAGATGCTGTTGAGCTACATAGTGATGGTACTGTTACCGTTGCTGCAGCTGGACAAACAAACATATTAGGTATTTTCAACGGATGTTTCTACACAGATTCTACGGGCAAACCAACATACTCAAAGTACTGGCCAGCGTCAACTACAGCATCAGATGCTGTAGCTTATGTCATAGATGATCCTAATGTTTTGTTTGAAGTACAAGAAGATAGTACCGATATTGGAAGCTCATGGCCTGACAATAGAGGAGCAAATGCTAACTTCGTGTCAACCCACAGTGGAAGTACTAAGACAGGTCGTTCCAAACAGGAACTTGACTCGTCTGATATTCAAGCTGCGGCAGCAAACTTTAGAATTGTCGAATTATCCAAAGATCCTGATAACAGTGATACAACAGCAGCTAACTGTAATTTCCTCGTTAGAATTAACGAAGGACTTTATTATAGCAATACTGCTGGAATATAGGAGGCTAACTAATGGCTATTTCTCGTTCACAACTCGTCAAAGAGCTTGAACCAGGATTGAACGCATTATTCGGTCTCGAATATGCACGGTATGATCAGGAATGGAAGGGAATCTTCGATGTTGAAAGTTCAGACAGAGCTTTTGAAGAAGAAGTGGAACTTTCAGGATTTGGCAACGCACCAGTGAAGGCTGAAGGAGCAGGTATCCAATACGATGATGCTACTGAAGCTCACACAAGCCGTTATTCACACGAAACAATTGCTTTAGCTTTTGCGATTACTGAGGAAGCTGTAGAGGATAACCTTTACGACAGACTTAGCTCTCGTTACACTAAAGCATTGGCACGTTCAATGGCTAACGCTAAGGAAATTAAGGGTGCAAATGTTCTTAACAGAGCATTTAACTCTTCTTACACTGGCGGTGATGGTCTCGAATTGTGTTCTACTGCTCACTTAACTGTAAGTGGTGGTAACTACAAAAACGAACTATCAACAGCAGCTGACTTGAACGAAACATCATTAGAACAAGCATTGATTGACATTGCTGGTCTAATTGACAATCGTGGGTTAAAAATAGCGGTTAAAGCGGCTAAGATGATTATCCCAGTCAATCTTCAATTTGTTGCAGAAAGACTTATGAAAACTGACCTAAGAGTAGGTACAGCAGATAATGACATTAACGCAGTAAGATCAAAAGGAATGATTCCTGGAGGCTACGATGTTAACCATTACCTAACTGATACTGATGCTTGGTTTATTAAGACTGATGCACCAAATGGTCTGAAGCATTTTAATCGTTCACCGATTAAAACTGCAATGGAAGGTGACTTTGATACTGGTAACGTTAGATACAAAGCTAGAGAAAGATACAGCTTCGGCTGGTCTGATCCTAGAGGTATCTTTGGTTCACCAGGAGCTTAGATTAATATTTAAAAGGGCGGAATGTTCCGCCCTTTTATCCTAGCACTAATTAGTTATGCAGACTGGCTAGGCAGACGGTATAAAGACGGCATAACAAATGGTTTATACAACCAAGGAGTAAATTATGGCTAATACTAGCTTTACTGGTCCAGTTAGATCAAAAGAAGGCTTCAAAATCTACAACATAACTGATTCTACAGGTGTGGATGCAGATAGAACTCTTCATGATTTAGGGATCAAAGACACAAGAAGATACTATTTAGAAGAGTATTTTAATCATTTACCAGGTATTAATGGAGATTTAGCTTCAACTACTGAAGCTACGAATACACCTGTAAATAGATCCTTTGAAATATTAGGGACTAATCATACATCAGCTCTTGCTACTTATAGTTCTACCGTTGCAGGTATGACTATAACAACTGCTGGTGCAGATCAGGATAGAATGATTGTAGCACCACACTTAGATACTAAGCAAGGAGCTTGGGCTAATACAAAATGGGGTACTGAAAATCAAGTTCATTGGGAATGCG